ACTGGAATAACAGGCCCAACAGGTCCAACGGGATTTGAATCTGCATTCAGAGCTTTCAAATCTACTGATCAGTCCGTTACTGCTAATACACTGTCTATAGTAACATTTGAAACTACACAATTCGATTTAAATGGTGAATATGATGGTGTATCAACATTTATACCGCAACAAGATGGAGTATATTTAATTATTACTACTATAATTTTTAGTCCTACTGATGATACTCTAAATTATGTGACGGAAGTATTTATAACAGTTAACAGTGCTTTAATAGCAGGAGATGATAGCTTTTTTGGGGGGAATACTGGACTTTTAAATGCGGTAACAGTTTCTACCATAGTACAATTGAATGCAGGGGATATGGTGCAAGTTCAAGCTGGTAGTACCATAGATGGCGTTATTGCATCTCCGCTTCTTACAAATTTTCAAGCTGCGAGGTTGCCATCACCAGTTCCAAATACACTTTTCTTGTTAAATAATTTATCTGCAGATTGGAGTAAAAGACCGTTTAGTAGAAAAACATAATTATGTTCATTTTAAAAATAGCGTGAAGAAAATGATGAATTTAAATTAATTTTGTCTATTAAGAATAAGAAAAGCCACNNGTGGCTTTTCTTATTCTTAAATTGTGATATAGAAGGCGCAAGGTTTTTTACATAAAAAACCTGCACATATAATATTTGAATTAAAAGAAAAATATAATCATTGTGGTCACAACGAAAAGGGTTATCAAATGCAATATTGCATTATTTATTTGAACGGCTAAAAAACTAGGGGGTTATAAACATATTTAACTTTCTCAAGTTTTTTCAGAATATGAGGGAATAGCTGTTTGGGTTATTTGTGATAGAATATTCTTAATAATATAATTTAGCGGAACGAAAAAGACCCATAGCGCGTGTAATTGTGCTGGTAACACTTTTACACCGTTTACCCTAATGCACTAGGGAAACATTTGCCATGAGTCTTACATAGTATAACACACCTTTTAGAGATAGTTCATGACAATGACGCGTTTTCTGATGAATTTTAAAGTAGGGAATGTGTCTTTTGTTCCAGAAGGGGGACAAAAGTGGAACAAGTTTTAAGTCAACTTATTGATAAAATTGATTTTAAAAGATTAAAACAAGATGAATTAGCAAAAGTGTTAGGCATTAGTGGTGGGAGTTTTTCAAAAAATTTATCAGGGAAGCGTCAATTTAATTTTTGGAATGTAGTAAAGTTATTAAATATTTTATGTGAAGACGATATGATGAAGAAAAAAGATTTAATTCATAGGTTTAGTATAGTAACAACGAGCAAAAAAAATTCTCGAATTGCTATGGAGTATGCAAACGCATTAGGTGATTTAGAATTATTAGAACTAATGATAGAAAAAGAGAAGAAATCTTCTCTAGCAATTAATAGAGAATGGGCCTATGTATATGAACTAGTTTGGAAGCGAGGGAAAGGTAACTTAACTGGAACATCTTTCTTAGAAGAATTAGAACATCGAAAAAATGGCCGGAAAATTAAAACTAAAGAGATGCAAGTTTTATTAGGTATACTAACGTTCTATACAATGTATGATCTTGAACGATTTAATTCTTTATTTGATTATGCAGAAGTATTACAACCAGAAGTTAATAACATAGAAGATGATTTCATTAGAATTGCATATACAATGCGTATTAAAGAGGGCTTAGCATATGCATATTTAACAGCAGAAAAGATTGAAGAATGCCGATCATTATGTCATGAAATTATAAATACAAATGATGAAAGTAATTGTTTATTGATTCTAAAAGCATCTGCATTTGTATATTTAGGGGAATCTTATATGATGGAAGATTACTCAAAATCCGAATGGTATATAAAGGAGGCGCTAAGTGTGCTGGGAGATTGTCCGTTTGAAAGAATGGAGATAAGAAGGAGGAATATCTTGAATACGTATGCTTTTCTAAAATTAATATATGGAAAACAAGTAGATTTTATAGAAGAATGCGGTGAAGCTGAAAAGGCTTTTAATGAAATAGTAAATGGTGATAAAGAAGTGGCGAAGAAAATATTGAATGATTTAAAAATAAAAAATGTAGAATTATCCGCGATGCAAACTTGTATATTAGGAATAGCGAATGGTGATACTGAGTTGGTTAATAAGGCAATTAAAATGTATGAATGTGCTGGGAATATATTTTACAGTAAATTCGCAAAAATATTATTGGTAGATATTAATAGATATGGTACAATTTATAAAGGTGATGTTAAATGAAAAAAATAATGACCCTTGTAACAAGTTTGGCTTTAATTGGAGTACTATTCTTAACTCCATCGAAGGAACAGAAAGCGCAACCTAAAAACGAAGCACGAGTAATATTATATATGGTTGATCCAGGAGGCGGAATGGGTTAGTACCGCTTTATTACAAATTAAAATTACATAATAGTTAAATGCGATTGTCTAAAATTAGGCAATCGCATTCGTCATTTTTAAGGACATTTCCTAAATTTTAAAATTGATATTTAGGAAATGTTTGTGATAATTTCACAAACCGAATGTTACACTATGGGAGAGATGAGTATGGGGAATACGCTTGCAATTACACTATGGAAGATGTTAAAGGTAGGAGTTTTAACAAATGATGAAAAGAAAAAAGGAGAAATTGAAAACATAAAAAATATAATGAAAAAAGAAAAAAATGATTGTTAGCTCGTATGCTGACAATCATTTTTTATTATGGCCTACAGCAGCCTTCATCATATCTAATAACATGTTTTGTTTTTCTTTTGGCATTTTTTCTAATGCATCTATTAACTCATTAAATTCTTTTCTTAATTTTGTATATTGAACAGCGTTTAGTTCTGGATCGTCAGATCGACCAAGTAAATAATCAACAGATACCTTTAATGCATCTGAAATTACTACTAACATTTCGTTTGAAGGAGAGCTATACCCAGTTTCATAATTAGAAATAGTAGTTTTTGTTACTTTAGTTTCTGTATCCATATTTTCTTTTATTTTTAATGCTAAGTCTCCTTGGGTAAGACCACGTTTCTTTCTAGAGTCTTTTATTCTCTGGCCTAAAATAGTCACAAAATCACCCCGTTAATATATTCACCAAATTACAAATAATCATTCGCGAAATAAAAGTACAATTAAATTGTACTTTGTTTGTAGGGGTTTTGCATTAGTTTTTTTGTTTTTTGTCTTAAGTCCAAAAAACTCGTATTTTTTAATTGACAGTCCAAAATTATTGTATGTATAATGAATACAAGAAGTCCAAAAAACTTGGATTTTAGGAGGTGCCATCGTGAGAAAGAAACGTCATAATTTAATTAGCGCTCGAAAAAGAAAAAATTATACTCAAGAACAATTGGGAGCGTTGATAAATAAGGACAAAACTGTAATAAGTAATTGGGAAACTGGTTACGCAACACCTGCATTGGACGATGCGTTACAAGTAGCACAAATATTAGAAGAAGATGTTTATAACCTTTTTTTAGATGTTGAAGTCCAAACTTCCCATACTTGACTAGTTTTAGTTCCAATAATTAAATCTTACATTATTTTTGAAAGGAGAAAAACAAAATGGGAATAGATCAAATTATTAAAGAGTCAATTCGTGAAATTGTAAGAGAGGAAATCAGGTCAGCATTAGCTGACTTACAACAACAATCTCAACCAAACAAAGTAATGCGAGTGAAAGAAGCGGCAGCTTACCTTAACATTGCTGTTTGTAGAATGTACGAATTGGCAAATCATCCGAATTTTCCGGTAATAAGAGAGGGACGTAAGTTGCTATTCTTACAAAAAGATTTAGAGTCGTGGTTGGAAGCTCAGAGGGAGGTGATTTAGTGGCAGATACAACATCGTTATTTATATTCGGAATGTTAATCGCATTTGGTCTATGGTTGTTTTACATCCCTTTTAAAACAATAAAAAAATGGGATTGGGAAGGTGTAGAACTAAATAAAAAGACCCACGGCAATGGGTCCTTAAGAAAAAACAATTCATTATAAGCATACCACGGAAAGTAGGGAAATAGTACTTGGGTTTTACAAAAAGGAGTGAGGGTTATGAATAACAAGGTATTGCAAATAGGACAAATAAATTTTCGTGGCAATGTTATAGATCACGGATGGTTTAAAACACTTATATTAGAAAACGGTAAACCAAATATTGTTGCCATTACTATATTAGGGGAAATCGTCTATTGGTATAAACCGACTGAAATAAGAAGTGAAGAATTTAATCAAATTCAGTATAAACAAAAATTTAAGGCGGACATGCTTCAGAAAAATTATCAACAATTAGCCGATTCATTTGGATTTACAAAAAGGCAAGTAAAAGAAGCGTGTGACTTTCTAAAAGAACGGGATCTTATAAAAGTTGAGTTTAGGACAATTTTTGTTAACGGGACTAGGTGCAATAACGTTATGTTTGTTGAACCTATACCTGAAATGATCCAGAAAATATCTGTTATGTATTGGGGGAATTGTACCCCTCCTACAATGAAACGCAATAGCCCTATTACTTCAGAAAGTAAGAGGGTCTTACATTCTAAAGTATCACCCTCCTACAATAAAACGGAAGAGGCTCTTACATTAGAACGTAAGACAAATACAGAGATTACTACAAATATTACTACAGAGATTACAACAAAGAATGTAAGTAGTAGTATATTTTCTTTTTACGAAAATAATTTCGGTATTTTAAATTCATTCATTGCCGAAAGTATTTCAGGATGGGTAAATGATACAAGTGAAGAACTTGTACAAGCAGCTATGGAACGTGCATTGAAGCAACAAAAGAAATGGAATTATGCTGAGGGTATTTTAAAGCATTGGAGCAATAACAATATTCGTATATTAGATGATGTAACAGCATCGGAAGAAGAGTTTAAAAGAAAACAACAAAGCCAAAAACGTACTGGTAAAGGTTATTCCAAACGAACGGAAGTTGTACCGGATTGGTTACGCAAACAAGAAGAACAAGAGCCAATACAGCAGCCACAGCGAACTCAAAGCAATGATCTTGAAAATAATAAGAAACGTTTGGATGAGATTCTAAATAAATATAAAAATACTAAAGGGGAGTAAGATATGAAAAACACAGGTGTTGCAAGAAAAGTGGACGAGCTAGGTCGTGTAGTAATTCCAATAGAGTTACGCAGAACTTTAGGTATTACCGAAGGAACGGCACTAGATTTTCATGTCGATGGTGAAAACATCGTTTTAAGAAGACATGAAAAGTCATGCTTTGTAACGGGTGAAGTTTCTGAAAACAACATAGAGTTGCTAGGTGGCCGAATGTTTTTAAGCAAGGAAGGGGTAATTGAATTACTGGATCTTATTCAGAAGAGTGGGATGGCACATGCCTAAGCAACTAAACATTTTCGATGTAGAGCCAACAAATTGTGAGTTCGATGTAATGAAGGCAAATGTGAAGAGAGGAACTGGACGCACTAAATATGCTGATGTACGCGTCCGAGTTCCAACGAATGCAAAGTGTACGGATGAATTACCATGCACAACTAAACAAGATGATCGTTATGACATCTTTGAACAATATGTAATGGCTATTTGGAGATTTCAAAGAGCTGTAGATAAGTTTTTCAATTGGGATACAGCTGAAGAATTGTGTAAGGCAGCAAGGGATAAAAAAGAAATAATTCCGGTAAGGGTTTATTTAGGAAGTGGATTTAAACCTGATGTTGTCGAGTACATGCGGTAGTAAAAGGGAGATGGACATATGAAAAAAATAGAAATTGATGTTAGTAGCAACAAACTTTTAATAGTGAAGGACGGAAATGTAACAGCAGTAAATCCGCCAATGAGTGGATTCGGTGAGCAAGTGGCGGTTTGGGTAAACGGTAAAGTTGATCGTGTAGATACTAAGTTTACTGAAAAGATAAAATAATCGATTTTAGAAAGTAGGTTCGCTTATGAGTGTAGCAAGAAATCATGAAGCGATGAAGGAATCACGGTTGAAGGTATACATCGCTTTAGAAGAAGCTAACTTCATTTGGGATGAAAGAGATGTAATTCGTTTTCGTGAAATGTGGTGTCAGGGCATGAGCTTGCCAAAGATGGCAAAAGCTTTAAGAAGGCACCAAGCGGAAGTTGCGCTCCTTGTAATAGATCAGGCTGATAAGTATTTAATTGAAAATCGTCCGATAGGATTAGGAATTTGCTAAATAGGAAGGGGAAATCAAAATGAACATTATGGAAAATGGTGTATTAGAAGCAACTAAATTAATGAGTGAAGCAAAAAATGAGGAACAAATTATAAATGAAGCTACAGTTTTACAGATTGCAAGTATCTTATCGATTGATGAATTAAATGATTATTAGGAAGCAACTTTACGAACTTGGAATAACAAAACTGATTTTGGAGGACGAGTTTCAAATGCAGCTTTAGGACTTACGGGCGAAGCTGGTGAAGTTGCCGATATTGTAAAAAAAGCAATTTATCATGGACATGGTTTCCAACCATCGCATTGTCCAGGAGAAGAGGACGGAAATACTTATAAATTAGCCTTAGAGCTTGGAGATATTCTGTATTATTTATCAATTATGGCTCACGAACTGGGATATACGTTACAAGATATTGCTGAAATGAATATTGCAAAATTAGCTAAAAGATATCCTGATGGTTTTAGTCGAGAAGCAAGTCAAACACGTGTAGATGTAGAGTAAGACCAAATTTGAATTTTGTAGAAAAAGAGCACTATTAGAATAGTGCCCAACTTCAATTTGCAGGAGTATTATGAGGAAACTTAAGTAGGTGGCTTAAGTTTCTCTATAATAATTATGAACCTGTGATTATAAAAATGCCCATATTTTAAAGGGGAGTTAGGGAGTATTTGTATACGGTGAAATCCTTGTTGAAAATGTTTTCAACTAATTGGATAGTTTCGGAGTCATAAAAACTTTCATATGTTGGGAGTCGTGGGAATAGAGGATCGGTAATGTCAGCATCTGCATAGTTACCTTTAAAAATGGTGATCTTACTTTGATGATGCCATGACTTAGTTAATATATCTAAAGGGGACTTCTTTAAACCATATATATTCTCTAAATTAGAAATTTCAGAAGAGAAATTTTCAAGGTGAATATAGTTTGTAACAAACTCTTCTTCGCCTTGAATATATTGTTGCACATAGTGAGGGTTCACATCATCTAAATTATTCATATGTGCTTTTAAGTAATATAAAAAAAGTTTAAAGGAGATTTTTCTATTACAGTTTTTATCATGATATAAAAACTGTCTAATTGGTTGCCATTCGGGATGTTCAATATTTGGTGGAGGGATTAGTGAGAGAAATGAACTTACTGCTCTTTTATAGGGATTTCTTACAAGTTTATATGTAGATTTTTCATTTGTGGATAATGCATTAGCAAGCCCAGTAAAGTAGTAAACTGAATTTTTGTAAATGTCGAACTCATAATTATGGATGAATGGGTTATATTTAATGGCTTCCTTAAACAAATTGATTTGATAAAAAAACCAATGAGCAAGTGATGTACATCCACTTTTTTGACTCCAAAATAATATTATGGGGAATTCTTGATGAAAATGGGGTCCTCGGGCGTATTTCATGATGAAGTCGTAAATATTTGAGTTAGTCATATGTTACCTCCCATCATATTCTAGAAATCTCATCTTTGTATACGATATGGAGAAAATTCTATATATATGATAAAAGGCTTGCAGGGCTATCAATTACTTTATAAAAGCGTTATTTAAATAAAAAGAGCGCTAATTGAGAGCGCTCCTTATACCTCATTATAACGACAGTGACGAATTCACATTATATAGAAAGGCACTATTATTGTATGTCAGAGTATGAGATTAGTGTATAGATATAGATAAAATCTTTATTTAAAAATTAAAGATTGGTTTTTAAGGGGCTCTATGACTAAGAGTTATTTTAAATTTTTTATGGTTTTGAAGTATTTAAGCAATGATTTTGTTTAAGACTAAGATATTTTCTCATTAGTAATACCGATTTGTTTCAGTAGACATGGCAATCGCTTTTGTTTCATGAACTGTACCATAGGGATGTTCTGGAGGTGCATATATAGAGTAAATTTTAAGTGGTTTATTCCCCATATTAATTACATTATGCCATTTTCCAGCAGGTATCATAACTGCATAGTCATCATAGACCATTTCTTGAAAATCTAATTTATCTTTGGTATCACCGATTTGAACGAGTCCTTGGCCCTCTTCAATACGTATGAATTGATCAGTTGTAGGGTGTACTTCTAAACCTATGTCATCTCCAACATTAATACTCATTAAAGTCACTTGTAAGTTTTTTCCTGTCCATATAGCGGTGCGGTAAGTATTGTTTTGTTTAGTGGCTTGGTTAATATTCAATACAAATGGTCTAGCTCCATAATCTGTTAATCTAACATTTTCACAATAAGGATTCCGGTTGTGGTTCCAATCATTATTGTTGTAACTGTAATAATAAGGATTCCAAGCGTAAATCCAATCATTATTATTCCAGATGCTATCCATTGGGCTTTGAGATTGATAATAATAAAGTGGAATATGTTGCATATCCAAGCTCCTCTCATAATTTCATCATTTACTTTTTATCCTATGCTGTTGTCTATTTATAGGAATGCAGAGTAAGAGGGAATGGGCAGTAATAAAAAATACAAACAAACGTTTTTATTTTTTTAGGAAAAATAAAAGTAACAAGTTAATAAGGGATGTACTACTGGTATAAAAAACTTAATAAAATAGTTATTTTATCTAGAAACAATAAAAGAACCCGCTGTTTATATACGGATTCTTTATAACAGGAACACAAGGAATACAAGGAAGCTGGTCCGGAGCAACCTTTGTATTCACTTGGATGATAATACTATATTCGAAAGAAATAAAAATGTTAATGGAACTTAATAAAATTCTTATTTGGGCATAAAAAAGAGTACGATATATGTGCTCTTGGACAAGAAAGGTAGATTTCTATGAGTGGATGCCTCCATACAATAATATATGCTTGTCCGGTTTAAATGTGAAAACAAATTTAAGTAAAAGAGCACATATATGAATGTGCCCTTTAAATAGGTGTCAGCTCACAAGGCCTAATTTGTAAGCTGAATACATGTGCAGCCCATATTAATATATGTATTTTCTTATGAATTGTGAAAAAACATATATAACAAAATCGTTATTTGGGAGAAAAGGGGGGATGGGAATGGCTCTGAGTCTTCAATGTGAAATATGTTCATTCAAATTCAAAATAGGTCAATTTTCTAGTGTTCCGGATATCGCATACTGTCCACATTGCGGAGATAGTTTCCTCGAGTATTATCCGAAACAAGAAGGTGTCCAGTATCAACATAGGGAGAAGAATTTCTTTTATCACCATAAAAAAAACGGGAATGTATGGAATGTATTGATTCAGGAAGATGAATCTAAGAAAGAATTTTTTGTCGATGTTCAGGGACCAGAAACAGACAGAGAAGCATTTGAGGCTGTTAAGGAGTTTTTAAAAGCGAAAAAGATGTATTTGCCTTGTACAGTGGTAGATATCCGATGTATAGGGGTAGGGATTGATAAAAAGTTATAGTTAAAAAAACGCTATTTGATAATAAAAATTAAAAGTGAAAAGAGCACTATGAATAAGTGCCCTTTCCAAGAGTGAGTATAAATATCTATCATTCTATACTAGTATATGCTGATAGATATAAATTGTGAAAAAATTGACAAAAAACTTATTTGATAAAAATATAACTAAGTTACAATAAATTCCACGATAATTGGAGTTGCTCCATCAAGTACATCTCCACCAGGAATGGTAATAGAAGAAGGGCCAACAGTGATAGTTGAGGTATCAGCTGTTTGGAGAACGCCATTAATATAGAGGTTGTAGTAAGAATATGAAGCTGGAAATGCTGTATTGGTCCCTATATCATTTGTAAAAGCTGTTGCAGCAATTGCAAATGTAGCACCAGTACCTGTCCCAGAGCTTGCTAAGCCCGTGAATTTTCTACCTGCCACAAAAGGTTTAACGATAGCCATTGAAATTCGCTCCTTTCTAAAATTAACTCGACCAAACTTTTAGAAAGCTTGGTCCTGTATTATATTTTATGGTTTACTTTTCAAAAAGAAACGGCTTATATATTAGCATATAAGTACAGTTTTTATCATTTGTATATAAAATTATTAGGGTTTTTAGGGTGCGTTTCGTGTTATTAGGAAGAGATAATTAGGGGGCTTTTGAATGAAAATTTCATTTTAATATAAAGCAGAATTATTAAATGGCTTAGGCAGACAATTTATTAAATGAACTGTCCACCAAATAAATGAAAGATTATTTGAGCTATAAAGCCCAAGTTTAGTATGGATAGAATCATGAAAATTTAATCATAAAACAGATAAATTATGTTATAGAAAACCTTCAATTAAAAAAGAGCAGTTAGCTTTTGCTAACCGCTCGGCTCTCGACCAAGAAAGCTAGAGTGGGAGAAATCGACTTTTTAAAGTCTTGTCTACAGTGTTAGACAATGTTTAGAATTTTATTCACTTAAAACATAAAAAGAGCAGCTAGCAAAAGCTAACTGCTCATCTCCAAGGGGGAACAAGAAGAAAGTAATTTAATGGGTTGTCTACAGTATTGACGGAATATTGAGCTTTATTCAGGGGAGGAATCATAATTTATAAATTATATTATGATATTCGCTATTACCCATATCGCCCAGAAAAGAACTAAAAATTCAATCGTAATCCAAAGTGCTTTTTTCTCAGGTTTTTTAAACTCTTTTATTAAAGAGAAAACAGCACTAATTGCTATAAGGATGAAAAGAACGAGTCTTATTGTATCTGGCATTTTAACCACTCCTAATTTTGAATTAAGTTCATTATATAACGATTTTTAAATTTTTAGACAATTATTGGTGAGAATTAAGCTAAATTTAAATAAAATAATCCTTTTAAAGCGAAGCAAACAGAATATAGTTCGGCTAGAAAACTAGAGGACACCAATTCATTAAAGTAGCAATTAAAGCTGTTTTAGGAATCGGTGTCCTTTTTATTTTAAAAAGGGAGATGGGGTAATGAAGGGGTTAAAAGATCAGTTACATGAATGGAAAAAGAAATCCAAGCAAGAAAAGAGGAAAAAACCAAAAGAGAAATTAAGTACTCGTGAAATTGAGGATTTAATGGGGATGCATAGACCTTGTTATGAACGTAGGCGTGGAGCTTTAAGACAAAAGTAATTTAAAAATAAAAAGGAGTGGTCTTACATGAGTAAACAATTATCTTTCTTACCAAAAATCGATAGAGTAGCAACGCAGAAAAAATTAGAAGGTGTTCTCGAAAATGTACGTTTATATAGACAGTTTGGAATGATGCGTGAAGAAATGAAAGTCACCCCTTCTTATGAAATTAGATATCACGGACCTACAAATGATGTAGGGAAGCCACTAGAAGATGTAGCGATGGCTAATATTCAACAAAATAAAAGAGAAGAGTGGATTAAGCAAACATCATTTCGTATTGACCAGTTTCTTAGTCGTTTGGGTAATGGGCGCGCAGGAAAGGATCAAAGAGACATCATCATTAAGCGTTATTTAGAAGATGAAGATGTATGTGATTATATGGTATATAGTGAAATCGGCATGAGCGAGCGTACTTATCGACGTGTTAAGGCTAGAGTATTTTATAAACTTGCTTTTGCTCTTAGATTAGAAGTTTATGAGACTGAAGAAACTGGAGGTAATAAATAATGAATTTTGTTCAGCCAATACGTGATCCAGAGCAAATACAGCAGCTAAAAGATTATTTTAAGGAAAAGAGCTTACGTAATTACATTCTCTTCATTATGGGAATCAATACAGGACTGAGAATCTCGGACATTTTGAAATTGAAAGTAGGAGATGTCAAAGGTAGTCATATATCTATGAGAGAAAAGAAAACAGGGAAACAGAAACGAATACAAATTACTGCAGCGTTAAAAAGAGAACTTAAATGGTTTATTGAAGACAGAGAAGACAATGAATATTTATTACAAAGTAGGCAAGGCAGGAATCGTCCAATCGGTCGTAGCATGGCATATAAGATATTAAGTGGAGCAGCGGCAGAGTTCGGTTTAGATGAAATAGGGACACATACGTTAAGAAAAACATATGGATATCACATGTACATGCAAACGAAAAACATAGCATTGCTCATGGAGATATTTAATCACTCGTCAGAGAAGGTCACGTTACGTTATATAGGTGTAAATCAAGATGCAATGGATAAGGCAATGACTAGGTTTAAAATCTGAGCATTGCTTTTTCTTTTGAGATAGTTTAAAACTTTAGTCTGATTGCGATGGGATTACCACATCAAAAAAAATTGCATGTTACGTTAAGACACATTTTAGGCAAAAAATCATTAGTTCTCTGAAGAACTACCATCATCAATCCTGTTTTATTGGAGAATCTTGAGAAAATATTTATCGAGATAAAAAATTAACATTTTTTCAATTTACTGTAATTATAATTAAAGGTATTCTGTTAGTGTTATACAAATGTATCTGTCGATCTATTCCATGTATGAATCTAGTCTGGTAATCAACAGAATATTCCACACACAATTGAAAAAGGGGGAAAGTTTATGCAAAGAACTTTAAAATTCCTGTTCATGTCCGTTTTTTCTTTGATTTGTGTTTTGTATGTTCAAACGAATGCTTTTGCCGCACCAGCATACGAGGGAGTTGTCAAAATGAAGCAGCCGTCAGGCGAAACTTTTGAGGGAACGTTACATGGAGATGAATGGTTCCACTGGGTAAGAACAAAGGATGGCGACGTACTTTTACAAGATCAGAAGGGATATTGGAATTACGCTGAGCTTACATCAGATGAACTGAAATCAACGGGTACAAAATATAAAATTGATAAGAAGCCTTCAATGGCGATAAATGAGAAAAATTTGAACAAATGGATAAAGGAATACAACCCTCAAGCAAAGAAAAAACAGGAGCACATGAATAAATTACAAAAAGAATCACCAAAAAATATTGATGGAACTGTCACTCCAGTTTTAGGAAACAAAAAATTACTTGTTTTGTTAATTGGGTTTACGGATGTTGATATTGCATATAACGATAACGACTGGAGTAATAAATTCTTTTCTACAAATCAAAAGTCAGTTAAGAATTACTATAATGAAGTGAGTAACGGAAAAGTACAGATAAATCCATCTCCCGAAACATATGGTACTCAAAATGATGGAGTGGTTAAAGTGAAATTAGATTACGCTCATCCGAGTACATCGGGGAAAAGTATGGGTACGGTTATAACAGATGCACTGGCTAAAGCTGATTCTCAAGTGAATTTTGCTAGTCTTGATACTAATAATGATCAAGTCATTGACTCTAAAGATGGCTTCTACATTGTAAGTTTTCTTGCTGGTAATGAACAGGCTGCTCCTGGTGCTCCACTTCCTTATATTTGGGCACATCAGTCGTATGCTCCAAATACAAATCACGATGGTGTTACGGTATCAGGCATGTATACGGCACAGGGTGAAAAACAATATGGTCATATGGCAACGATTGGTATCCCTGCTCACGAGTTAGGTCATTCCTTTGGCTTGCCAGATCTATATGGTGATAATAATCGTGTGGGTAGCCTAAGTATAATGGGTAATGGATCTTGGAATAGTCTTCAAGGAGAAGATTATGGAGCTACACCCGGTCATATGGATGCTTGGTCAAAAGTAAAATTAGGATTTGTAACACCAAATGTAGTAAATACCACTAATAACTTTACTCTAAATGCGATCCCAAATAACTATAATGTGTTAAAGATTCTTTTAAAGGATAATACGTATTTTTTAGTTGAGAATCGGGCAAAGGTTGGGTATGATGCGAGCTTACCAACAAATTCTGGTGGTATTGCGGTTTGGCATATTGATGAATCTATGAATAATAATTCCAGTGATTCTCATCCTTTCATTGATATAGAGCAATCAGTCAGTGAATACCAAGACCCGTTCTATTACACGAATCAAAATCATGCTGCTACCTTTGGTCCAGACACTAATCCGAATAGTAATACGTACACGGGAGAAAAATCAGGAGTAACGATTACAACGACAAGTACAAGTAATTCTGCTATGAATGTAGCAGTCACAAAAAAAGAAGCTAATTGGATTCCGCAAACAAATTGGACTTTAAAATATGTAGACAGCTATAATTGGTATAATTTAGGTACGTATGCCTTTGATGGAAACAAAGATACATTTTGGCATACCAACTGGAGTCCTGTAGCTCCAATGCCACACGAGATTCAAATTGATTTAGGTGCGACCTATGACCTTTCCAAATTCAGCTACCTGCCAAGACAAGACGGACAAATAAACGGAACGATTAAGGACTATGAGTTTTACGTCAGTGGTGATGGAGTGAATTGGGGAACAGCTGTATCCGTAGGTGCTTTTGCAAACAATACTAACTTGAAAGAGGTCAGCTTTGCAAACAAGACAGGTCGTTATATTAAACTACGTGCATTAAGCGAGGTAAACAACAATCCATGGACAAGTGCCGCTGAAATTAATGTATTTGGAGTGGTTCAATAATATATTTGTGAGGTTATCTAATTAAATCATTGATACGCTAGTTCAAATGGTTATTATCTGCTGAGAGTTTGCTGGGCAGATAATAACCATTTTTTTCTATACTAGCCAATATGCAAAAGAAAAACATGGATTGATAAAATTCATATTCTTAGCTTGATAGCAATGTGGTGGTACTCCTTACAGTTACTCATAAATTTTGTACTATGTAACTCAAAAAAGAAAGTATTATAAATTCAATGATACCAAGGGATTCAGCTAAGGGGTCAGTTACACAAAATATAAGATATGGGTAATTCAAGAGGAGAGAAATGTACAAAGATTAGGATTACTAATAATGAATATTTATCATAGTTTGCGATTGGGTTTTTACTTATATTTACAATTGATATATAATAATAATAAGTTACTTTTGTTTAAGCATAAATCTAGGGATTTTTAGAGAAAAGGAGAGGGGGTATAATCTATAATTAAACCCGCAAAGAATAAGTCTGTTTTTTGTGGGTGGGTTACAAAAATCGGTTTATGAAGGTAATGATAGTCTAAGTCCATTTTTACCTATTACAATCAAAATTAGGAGACAGAAACATGAAAGTTACAAAAAAATTTTTAATCTTAGTATTAAGTATAGTAATCTTACTTAATATTCAATTAGGAAGTAGCGCTGTCTATGCAGCAATAGATGTCCAGATTCCTACTTTCAATAGTATAAATGTAGATAAAAAAGAAGTGAAGGAAGGAGAGCAAGTCAAAATATCTATTGATGCAGTAGATAATGAGTCAGGTATAAAAACTGTGTTTGTATATTATAAAACACCTATTACAGGAAAATCTGCGCGTATTAGTCTTCAATATAACGCTGAGACAGGTAGATATGAAAGATATCAGAATATCACTAATACTTTTGAGCCGGGATTATGGAAAGTTAGTGGCATATATATTACTGATAATGCTAACAACGAGCTAACAGTTAGCCCTTCTCGTGAGTATGATTTAAGTAGTGCTGAATTTAAAGTAGGGACCCCTTCAGTGGACAGTGTTAATCTAACAGTAGATCATGCTAGTCTTTAAGTGACAGGAACCCCAATTACATTGAAGGCAATAGCAGAAGGAAGTACAGAACCAGAGTATCGTTACTTTATCCGTGATGAAAAGGGAAACTTGACTACACTACAAGAGTATGGCAATAAAGATACGGTTACATGGAAACCAACAAAAGCTGGTACGTATACAATAATCGTAGATGCAAAGGATAAAAAAACCAGGTACTAATTATTATTATGAAGCACGAACAGAGATGAGTTATAAAATACAATAATTAACATGTACTCCTATCATTTATGGTTTTGATTATATGATAGGGGTACTTTTTATTTCGAATAGCTAGCTTGAGAAAAGAAAATAAAAATAGTGGCAGAGTCGTGACCGCTTTTTGGCAGTAAATGTGCCGGTTGTTTTAGAATCAACGTGATATATTTGTATTGTGAGAAGTGGCGGAAAACATAGCTCATAAATTCTTTTATAAACTATATGTTGTCTAAACGGTTTCATAATGACGGCACATAAAATCCGAAACCAGCAGATGGTAATGATTGAATGATACCGTTATTAAGGAGAGCTTTTGCTCTTCTTTGAGCTAATAACATTCTAGGTAGGTGGAATGAGGGTACCTGATAAGTTTGCCGATAGTTTCCGTCGTGGTTGTCAGTTGGAAGAAGAATAAAACTTCATTTACCGTATTATGAGAATAGGGAGTATATATTTTATTTTAGTGAATAAAATGGGTTACTAGTATCGAATAGGAGGAATAAGATGAATTTAATAAAACCAAATGAAGTTGAAATTAATTGTTCTGAAGATGGAGTGTATGATGGACAAGTAGCTAAGGTTATGGATTTAAGAATGGATAGCGGAGAGGTTGATTATAGGATTATAACAGCAGATGGATCGGAATTCTGGATTCCATCAGAAAATACAACTATAATTTTTTAATCTAATAATACAATACGCTATTTACTGAAAATACATTCTTTTGTTAAAATTGGTATGAATCAAAAATTCTGACAAAGGGGTGTTTTTTTGTGAATTTAAAAGTTTATCAAATTATTCAAATGCAAAACGAAGAAGTTCTATGGAATCAAGTAGTACAAAAAATAACAAATATGGGCTTTTTCCCTGGAGAGCACAATTTACGTTATTGTGTAAACAAGGACTTCAATTTTGAAAATGGAGTATTTGTAGGAGCACTTCATGAAGAGTATATACCAGACCAAACATCAATAGGATCAGATCGAGAAGAAACTTCAATTGACAACATTGAACCTTGGGAAAGAACGATGTTTGCAATTGATTTTAATAATCGGAAATTGCTGATTCAACAACGTGACTATTCACCTAAAAATTTAAGTCGAACTACTGCTAGAGCAAGAATTACAGGTGTTTTAGACGCAATTTGGCAAGAAGTATTTGAAGCTGAATTCAACTACATTATGACAAATTTAATGTTGGGTAATGACTATTTCATTAAAAATTTCGTTGAAAGAACAAGGGTATTAGGTGCTAAATTAAAATATAATGAAAAACATGGCTGGGCAGTTAATCAAATTTATGACGGTTCTCCATTTGAAGAATCTTGGAAAGACATGTGGAATAATGATGATAGCCATCTACATGAGATTGTCCTTCGAGCTCGTGGCGGTGGAGATTTAAATAATTCCCCATTATTCAAATTAGCATTAAGTCCAGGTGGTTTGGAGATTGAGAGTATTACATATTATGACTCCCAAGATGACAAGCCTAAAACGGAATCTAGAGCATCATTTGATTTAATTGATGTTCCAGACGTTACTAAGAGAACTGAAATTTTAACTGCATTACACCAAACGCATAAATATATATTAGAAAATCAACGTAAATTAGCGGATTTAAGAGCTATCAATTTGGAATAAAAATAAAAAGCATCCATTCGGGTGCTTTTTATTTTGGAGGGATGAAGGATGAATAAAGCTAAACTAACTAAACCAGAACAAGCAATTATAATCAGTACATTCATTTCGATGTTGGGACCAGACCTTGTAAATGAACGTATCGATAAAAAGAAATTAGAAACTGTTATACCAATCTTTAACGAGATGGAAGATAACACCACGCCAAAGCAAAGAAGAGAAGCGATGGTTAGTTTGTTAGATAAAACCATGGATGAATTCTAAAAACAGCAATAAAAAAGGAAAAGCAACTCGCTTTGGGGTGCGAATCACTTTTCCTGATGGCAATGTTAACTTTAGTATAACGAATTGTATTTATTTAGTAAATGTATAATCGGAATATTCTTTCCAAGGGAGTGAGACAGATGCAAGTCTACTGTTCTAACTGTAATGAAGATTACGATATGCAACCACAAGTGTCACAGCTTCCAAAAAGAATTGAGAAGTGTTTCTACATTTGTCCTCATTGTGGTCATGAGCATGTTGCTGCATATGTGAACGATAAGGTTCGTAAGTATCAAGGTGACAATGCAAAGTGTCACGAACGGATTAATATAAATAATCTGGCAATCGAGGATGAAATGAAACGGTTGAGGAATAGGGTGGAAGGTGCCAAGTAAACCATTCAAGCCGTGTAAGTCGTTAGGTTGCAATGAACTAACACGGGATAAGTATTGTGCTAAACATATCGAAAAGGAAAAAGAAACTGTAAGATATTATGACAAACATATTCGAAATAAAAGCTCACGTTCCTTCTACAACTCAAGATTGTGGAAGGATATGCGTGAGCTTATTTTTCGTAGAGATCATGGCTTATGTGTTCAATGTAGAAGTAAAGATGTCATTAAGATAGGTGATGTAGTCGATCATATCATTCCTATCCGTGTTGATTGGTCGAAACGATTAGAACCATCAAATTTACAAACGCTTTGCCATGCTTGCCATAACAAGAAAACAAAAGAAGATGAGAAGAAAAACCAAAAATAATTCGAAAGAAAAAATTCATAAACATCCCCCCACTATGAAAAAGCAAAAGGCGACTTTCTGGAGACCGCCGCCTAGCTTTCCGTGCAAAAAGTTCGTTTTATTCCATAAAAGGGGGTTCAGCCGAGGGAGGTGATTCACATAGGAAGGAAAGCGAAACCGATTCATTTGCATTTATTAGAAGGTAATACAAATCGATTGACAAAAGATGAAATTGAGCAGCGATTAAAAGCCGAAAAACAGTTACAAGCAAAAAAGGACAAGGTAAAACCACCAACGTGGTTAGATTCAATTGCTAAGAAAGAATTTAGACGGATTGCTGGTGAATTACTAGAGTTAGATGTTATTACAAACATAGATGTGAATGCATTAGCAACATATTGCGATGCTTACTCTGACTATGTTGAATGCACCAAAATTATCCGAGAAGAAGGACTTCTTGTTGAATATACCAATAAGGCAGCTGAAACCAATAAAGTGCCACATCCACTACTTACAAAGAAGAAGCAATTGCATGAACAAATGAAGGCTTTGGCTGTTGAGTTTGGTCTTACACCAAGTGCAAGAGCGAAAATTGTCATTCCAAATAGTAAACAAGGTCCGAAAACAAATGTAGAAAAGGAGTTTGACGTATAACATGATCAGACAATGGATGTTGGACTACTGTGATGATGTACTAAATGATGAAGTTGTTGCTTGTCAGAAGCATAAACAGGCTTGTAAACGATTTTTAAGAGATATTGAACGTGAAGGTTCTGAAGATTTTCCATATGTTTTTAAAGAAGAAAAAGCACTTCGTTTCCTAAAGTGGATGTCTCTTTTTAAACATACAAAAGGAAAGTTAGCAGGTCAGAGAATTGAACCACATTCGATACAAATTTTTGTATTTAGCAATATTTACGGATGGGTTCATCGTAATACAGGATTAAGGCGATTTAAAAAGGCGTATTGGCAAGTTGGACGTAAAAACGCAAAGTCTCAATCATTAGCGTGCGTTGGCTCATATGAAGCAATGGCCTTTGGTGAGAATATGTCGGAAGTGTATGTTGGTGCCACAAAAACGGAACAAAGTAAGATTGTTTGGAACGAAATTAAAGCGCAAATGAATGGGTGCGAAGACCTAAAAGAAAAATTCAATATTGCGTATGGGAAAATTGAGCATCTCAAAACCGATTCTTTTATTTCCGCGCTCTCAAAAGATGCGGGAAAATCTGGTGATGGACTGAATGTCCAGTGCGGGATTATCGATGAGTATCATGCACATCCTACTTCAGAAATTTATGATGTTCTGGTGTCAGGTTCAGGTGCTCGTCCGAATCCACTTATGATGATTATAACGACAGCTGGTTTTAATTTGAGTCATCCTTGCTATCGTGTGGAGTATCAATATGTTTCTAAAATTTTGGACCCTAATATTGATATTGAAAATGAAGAATACTTTGTCATGGTTAATGAGTTAGATAAAGATGATGAGATTACGAATCCGGAAGTGTGGGAAAAAGCAAATCCAATCCTATGTAGTTATGAAGAAGGGCGTTCTTTTTTAAAAGGAGAACTTCAATCAGCGCTTGATGTACCTGAGAAAATGCGTAATTATCTCACGAAAAACATGAATAGATGGGTGGATATGAAAGAAAATGGCTATATGGATATGCAAAAATGGAAGGATTGTAAAGAAACGGTGGAATTATCCGAATTAAAAGGGTTGGAATGCACCGTAGGTGTCGATTTATCAGCAAAAATTGACTTAACAAGTATTTCGTTTGAGTTTAAAAAAGATGATAAGTATATCGTAATTAGTCATAGCTTTATGCCAGAAGATACGTTGGCTGAAAAGAGACAAACGGATAAAGTCCCTTATGATCTGTGGGTACAACAAAAATGGATCACAACAACACCTGGTGCAGTGGTTGATTACGAATATATTAAAACACATATTAGAAATATGAAAAAAGATCATAAATTTAAGATTAAAGAAATATGTGCCGATCCATGGAACGCAACACAATTTATGCAAGACATGGAGGCGGAAGGGTATACCATGATAGAGATACGCCAAGGTATGGCAACTTTATCAGGCCCTACAAAGGATTTTCGTGAACAAGTGTATCAAAAGAAGGTCATCCATAACAACAACCCGGTACTGAACTGGGCAACTAGTAATGCTATAACAAAACAGGATGCTAACGAAAATATCATGTTGGACAAGTCGAAAACAACGGAAAGAATTGATCCGATAGCAGCTGTCATTAACTCACATGTTCGATGCATGCTCAATTCTGGTGAAATGGACTTAAATTCCTATATTTTAAGTCAAGATTTCTCATTCTAGGGGGAATTACATGCGATTCTTATTATTTTTTATAAGTATTTTAGAGGATATTCTATTAATTTCAGGGTTGTCCATCATTGTAGGGACGACTTTTTTTGTTAATCCGATTTATGGATGGTATCTGTTAGGGATTATTCTCACAATGATGGGGGTGGTAATGATAAGAAGATAGAAAGGAGGTGAAACATTTGATTTTTCGGCAGTTATTTAGAAATCAGGATACGACAGATTTAAAAAATCCTTCTCCTTGGTTTAAAAGTTTATTTGGATATCAAGCCGCAAGCGGTGAAAAGGTAACGGTTGAGTCCTCTTTAGGTGTTCCAACAGTTTATCGGTGTATTAATATCCTTGCAAATAGTGTTGCGATGCTTCCGTTCCAAACGTTTAAAAAGACAGCGAAGGGAAGGGAACGGGATAAGGCACATCAAGTATATTTTGTTCTAGAAAGAAGACCCAATCCTTATCAAAGCCCATTCAAATTCAAACATTTAATTGAAACACACCGTAATACATGGGGAAATGCCTACATCAATATTCATTGGGGTGTGGATGGAAGACCAAAAGAATTATGGGTACTGAATCCAGCTGTTACAACGCCCACTGTGGACCTAAAGACCAATAAGCTATGGTATTTCACTAGTTTGCCAGACGGCACACCTATAAAAATACCTGATGATGACATTATTCATCTTACAACATTGTCTACTGATGGTCTAAAGGGGAAACCCCCTATTCAAATTGCAAGGGAGTCTATAGGTAGCTCACAGGCGGCACAGAAGTTTAAAGGTAAGTTCTTTACAAACGGTGCAGCGCATAGCGGAATATTAAAAACGCAACAAGCACTTGGCAAAGAGGCAAAAGAAGTACTTCGTGATGCATGGGAAGAGGCAAATACAGGATTAAATAATGCTCAAAGAATTGCCATTTTAGATGCTGGTTTAGAATTTGAGAAGGTTGGTATGCCTTTAAAGGATGCCCAATTTATTGAAGGTATGAAATTTGATAAGGGCGAGATTGCAAATATCTTTAACATTCCGTTGCACATGATTAATGAGTTAGATCGTGCTACTTTCTCCAATATTGAGCAACAGGCGTTAGATTTTATTCAAAATACTTTGAGCCCAATTCTTATACAGTATGAAGAAGAGTTTTCTTATAAATCATTTTCGTTTAATGAACAAAAACGATATTATCTAAAGTTTAATCTGACAAGCTTATTACGTGCTGATTCTAAATCACGAGCAGAATTCTACAAAATTATGTTAGATGCTGGTGCATTTTCTATTAATAAGGTGCTGGAACTAGAGGACATGGACGGGATTGGGGAATACGGTGATAAACATCGCGTTGACTTAAACCATGTATCTATTGAGATTGCCGATGAATACCAATTAGCGAAAGCTAATGGAGGGGCACTACAGAAGGGAGGTGAGGACGATTAAAGACGTATTTACTATTAAAAATCAAACGGAATCGTCAGCAGATCTATTTATCTATGGTGACATCATAAATAATACAGGTTGGAAATGGGATGATTCTGATATTATGCCGGATGATGTAAAAAACATTTTAGGGCAATTGGATGATAAAAGTAACCTTAATATCTATGTAAATAGTGGTGGTGGTTCTGTATTTGCTGGTTTAGCCATTTATAACATGTTAAAGCGCAATAAGGCTCAGAAAACTGTTTATGTAGATGGTGTTGCAGCTTCTATCGCTTCCGTAATCGCCCTGGCTGGTGATCGTGTTGTTGTCCCTTCTAATGCTTTCTTAATGATTCATAAGCCTTGGACATATGCAGCTGGAAATGCAATTGATTTCCGAAAAGCAGCAGAGGACCTTGATAACATCGAGTCAGGAATCATGAATGTATACAAAGAAAACTTAAAAGAAGGCGTTGAAATTGAAGAAATTCAACAATTAGTAGATGCTGAGACTTGGTTAAGTGGTGAAGAAGCTGAAAAATACTTCAATATTGAAGTTGTAGAAGCGAAAGACATCGCAGCTTGTAGCAGTGATTACTTTGATAAATATCAAAAAACACCAAATAAGATTGTAGCAAAGGCTCCTTCTATTCCAAATAAGGATAATAACGAACAATTAAAAATACAAAACGCACTAGACCTGTTAGAGCTATAGGTCTATTTTTGTGCCAAAACAAGGAGGAAATACCGAATGGATAAACGTGAACAAGAGTTACGTCAAAAAGTTGCTGATTTAAAAGCGAAAGCAGAAGAATTTAACAATAGCGGTAAATATGAAGATGCAAAGGCAAAAATTGAGGAAGCGAAAAACGCAAAAAATGAATTGGATAACTATCTAGCAATGATGCAAATTCAAGTTTCTGACCCTGTAAATTCACAAGCAGGAGTTTTGCCTCCATCATCAGTTAAAAATGAAGATCCATCGTACAAAGAAGTATTTATGAAAGCTATCCGTGGTCAAAATTTAAGTCATGAAGAAGCAAGCGTTATGCAGGAATACAAAGCGGCCTTATCTGAGAATTCAGGTAAAGATGGTGGCTATATTGTTCCAGAAGATATTACGACAACTATTAATCAATTAAAACAAACGGTTGATAGCCTAGAACAATATGTAAATGTACAACCTGTATCAACAAACAAGGGAGCCCGTACACTAGAAAAACGTGCAGCATCTACACCTTTTGCGCCATTATCTGAGTATGGTAAGCCAAATGCAATGCAAGAAATTGCTTCTCCTGAATTCGATCGTTTATCTTATGCAATTGAGGATTATGCAGGCTTTTTACCAGTACCAAATGATTTGTTAGATGATACAGATCAAGCTTTAGAAAGTTATTTACGTCAATGGATCGCGAAAAAATCTATTGCAACTCGAAACTATTTGATTTTACAAGAAATCAATAAACTAACAAAAGTTGATTTAAAGGATTATAACGGTCTTAAAACAACATTAAACGTTACACTAGATCCAATATTTGCAGCAGCAGCTAACATTTTTACAAACCAAGATGGATTTAATTACTTAGATCAATTAGAAGATAAAAATGGACGTCCACTACTTCAACCAGATCCAACAAATCCAACTCGTAAGTTATTTTCCGGTAAGCCCGTTATTGTTTTGTCTAATAAAACAATTGCTACAGATAAAGACGGAAAAGCACCTTTCATTGTTGGTGACTTAAAAGAGGCAGTTATTCTTTGGGATAGAAAACAATTATCTATTGATATGACCAAAGAAGGCGGAAATGCTTGGAGAACAAACACTTCTGAGTTTCGAGCAATCGAACGTGAAGATGTTACATTATGGGACCAAGAAGCAGTTGTATATGGGCAAATTACGATTGCGCCTAAAACAGGGGCTTAATAAAGTAGGAGGTGTCCTTCTTGGTACTAACATTAGAGGAAGCGAAAAAGTATCTTCGTGTGGATGGTGATGAGGAGGACGATCTCATTACATCTTTCGTAATAGCAGCTGAAATATATATTAAAAATGCTACAAGTAAAAATGTGGATTTAAAAAGTGAGCTTGCTAAATTAGCAGCTCGTATTTTAATTGCTCATTGGCATGAAAACCGTGAGGCGGTTGGGAAAGCAGAACAATTAGCATTTAGTTTGCAATCGATATTAGTTCAGTTGCAATATTGTGGTGGTGATTCAAGTGAATCCAGGTGAATTAGATAAACGTCTTACATTTCAAGTGAAAGATGATGAAGCAAAGAACCCAGACGGTGATCCAATAGAAGGTTACAAGGATTCCTTTACTGTATGGGGCTCTTTTATTTTTTTAAAGGGAAGAAAATACTTTGAAGCAGCGGCAGCTAATAGCGAAATTCAAGGTGAAACAGAAATCCGATATCGTGCTGATGTGAATGCTGATATGAAGATTAAATATAAGAACGTAATTTATGACATTGTTTCAGTTATTCCAACTGAAAAACACACCTTATCAATTATGTGGAAGCGTGGTGGAATGAATGGCTGATGGTGTTGATTTTTTAGGCTTTGATCGCTTGATATCTGAATTAGAACAAATGGGTTTACGTGGAGAAAAGATTGAAGACGGAGCACTTGCGGCTGGTGGTGAGCAAATTCGAAAAGCTATTGCTGAAAGAAGTGAACCAAGGAGTTCAAGCCCTAAAAAACCGTCCAAAAGTGAACCTTGGCGTACAGGCCAACATTTGCTTGATAATATACGGGTTACAAAGGCGCGAATGGAAAATGGTGTGAAAACGATCAAGATTGGAATAGACAAAGCGGATCGTTCTCCATATTTCTATGGAAAGTTTTTAGAGTGGGGTACTTCTAAAATGCCGGCACATCCATTTATAGAACCCGGTTTTAACGCTTCTAAAGCGGATGCGGTACGTGCTATGACAGACATCTTAAAGAATGAGATGAGGCTGAATATATGATAAATTTACGACCTGAAATCGTCCAAGCTCTTGAAAATAATCAGGAGATTGTTTCTTTATTGGGTGGAAGACGTGTTTATTATCGTAAAGCTAAAAATGCTGAAGAGTTTCCACGGATTACATTTTTTGAATTAGACAATAGACCAGATGGGTTTGCGGATAATGATGAAAGTGAAAGTGAAATCACATTCCAAATCGATATCTGGTCAAAAGGTAGTACAACAGCAATCCATCAAAAAGTAAATGAAATCATGAAAGATATTGGTTTCTCACGTTATGCAGTAGCTGATTTGTATGAAGATGATACACAAATTTTTCATTACGCGATGCGTTTCGCGAAAGGAGTGGAGTTATAGATGGCTGGAGAAATTATTACAATTAGTTCGACTGTCGGTGTAGATAGTCTTGTTTATGCAAAACTATTAAAAGATGATGCATCAGGTGTTTCATATGCAGATGTAAAGAAGTTAGAAGGGGCAGTAAAGGTTAAAACTTCTAAAAAAGTAGCTTCAGAAATTATGTGGAGTGATAATAAAAAATCAGAGATTGCTGAATCTGACGGAGAAGTGGAAGTTGAAATTGAAGTTCGTGGACTTTCCTTATCAGCGAAAGCAGATATTGAAGGGTATCCAGAAGTTACAGATGGCGTATTAGATGAAAAACGAGAGGGAGAAAAGCCATATTTAGCAATTGGATGGCGCTTTTTAAAGGCCAATAGTAAATACCGTTATGTTTGGTTACTCAAAGGGAAGCTTTCACAAGAGGAGGAAGAAGCTGAAACTAAGAAGGATAAACCAAACTTCCAAACTACAAAACTTAAAGGCTCATTCATTGAACGTGACTTTGATGATAGACCTAAATTTACAGCTGATGCTGACGAGCCTACATTCACAAAAGCTATCGGAGACAATTGGTTCAAAAAGGTATATGAAAAAACAGCAACACCACCAGCAGGAAAGTAAGAGGGGGCAAAAGCTCTCTCTTTTTTATTAACTAAGGAGGAATACCTATGAAACTAACATTAGTAATCAATAAAGAAAAGAAAACTTTTAATTTACCGGAGTTCATTCCGGCTCGTTTGATTCGTCAAGCACCTGAACTTGCTGATATTCCAAACAATCCTGGGCCTGAGGATATGGATAAAATGGTTCAATATGTAGTAAAAGTTTACGGTGAACAATTTACATTGGATCAATATTGGGACGGCGTGGATGCCCGTAAATTCTTATCGACAACTTCAGATGTAATTAATGCAATTATTAATGCAACTGTGGAAGCGGCTGGTGGTACACCAGGAACTGGAGAAGAAACAAACCCAAACGCGTAGAGGGAGGAGGGCTAACATTCAGTGAGTTTATGGACGAGCTCTACCTCTCTTTATTACGTCAGGGGTATAAACATCATCATATCGATAATGAAATGGATATCTGGCATTATTTAAGGCTAAATCAAAAATATCGTGAACAAGATCATTCAAACAGTGAAAATCATAACTCAAATGAAATTGAAGTTCCGGCAGAAAACATTATTTAATGAGGGGGTGAGACTATGGCGAATGAAATGAATAATTTGGTCGTTAGGCTATCCCTTGATAACGTAAATTTTCGGCAAGGTATCGCAAACTCAGGTCGTGCGGTTAGGACATTACAGAATGAGCTGAAATCTGTTAGTACTGGAATGGGTGGATTCGCAAGTGCTAGTCAACAAACACAAGCGAAAATGAACACACTCAGTAGGCTTATTGATGCACAAAAAGAAAAAGTGAAAGCATTACGACAAGCTTATGATCAAAATAAGGCTAAATTAGGTGAAAATGATGCAGCAACTCAAAGATATGCTTCACAAGTGAATAAAGCAGTTGCTGATTTAAATAGATTTGAAAATGAATTAAAGCAAGTAAACCGTCAAGCTGAACAAAAAGGGATGGATAAGTTAAACAATTCTTTAAAATCTTTACAGGCTGAATTTCAGTCTATTACAACAGGTATGGGCGGCTTTTCTAATGCAACGGAACAAACACGGGCGAAAGTAGACGTTCTGTCTCGTATAGTAGATAAGCAAAAAGAGAAGGTTAGGGAACTTCAACAAGCCTATAATCGTGCAAAAACAGAAGAAGGTGAAGCAAGTCAATCAGCACAGCGATATGCAGAACAAATCCATCGAGCAACAGGTGAACTAAATCGATTTGAAAACGAATTACGTCAGTCGAACCACGAATTAGAACAACAAGGAAATCGTTTATTAAACTTCGGTACTCGTATGGAGACGTTAGGTAATCATTTGCAAAATGCTGGTATGCAAATCGGTATGGTGTTTGGTGGAATGACTTATGCAATAGGTCGGGGTTTAAAATCGGCTGTAGAAGAATCCATGAATTTTGAGCAACAAATGGCCAATGTTAAAGCTGTATCTGGTTCTACTGGAGAAGAAATGAAGAAATTAAGTGAATTAGCTGTCAACATGGGAGAAACAACAAAATACTCTAGTGTTCAAGCAGGACAAGGTATAGAGGAATTAATAAAAGCTGGAGTTAGTTTAACAGATATTATAAATGGTGGTTTAGAGGGTGCTCTTAACTTAGCGACAGCAGGAGAACTAGAATTAGGTGAAGCGGCAGAGATTGCATCCACAGCCTTAAATGCATTTAAAGCAGATCATCTTTCAGTTGCGGATGCAGCAAACATTTTATCTGGAGCCGCTAATGCTTCAGCAACAGATGTACGGGAGTTAAAATACGGTCTTTCAGCTTCATCAGCAGTAGCAGCAGGAGCTGGAATGACATTTAAGGATACAGCTACTACGTTAGCGGTTTTTGCACAAAATGGTTTAAAAGGCTCTGATGCAGGTACTTCTTTAAAAACAATGCTTATGCGATTAAATCCAACAACAAAAGAAGCATATAATCAAATGAGGGATTTAGGGTTAATTACTTATCATGCACAAGCTGGTTATGATTTTCTTGTTAAAAACGGTATACAACCAGCTTCAAGGAGCGTCGGTGATATTGAGCAAGCTTTAGAAGGCTATGTAATGAAAATAGAAGGTGCGAAAAAGTGGAATGACAAGTGTGATACCACATTTCGTGAATTAGCTACAAGTTCAGCGTTCCTATCATCAAAATTCTATGATCAACAAGGACATATTCAAAGCTTAGAAAATATTTCGGGAACACTTCATGAATCAATGAAAGATTTAACAGATCAGCAACGTAGTATGGCTTTGGAAACGTTATTCGGATCGGATGCTGTACGTGGTGCAACTATTCTTTTCAAAGAAGGTGCGAATGGGGTAAACAGTATGTGGGATGCCATGTCAAAAGTGACAGCCGCTGAGGTTGCAGCCACTAAGATTGATACGTTAAAGGGACGCCTTACATTACTAGATTCAGCGTTTTCGACGATGAAAAAGACAATTGGTGATGCGCTAGCCCCTGTGGTTAGTGTTTTTGTTGCTGGGTTGCAGAAACTTGTGGATGGATTCAACGCATTACCTGGACCAGTACAAAAGGCTATCGCAATTACAGGTGGTATTGTTCTTGCGCTTACAGCAATAGCAACAGCAATAGGTGTTGTTCTTGCAGCATTCGGGATGATCATGTCAGGAATTGGAGCATTAGCAACAGCGTTAGGAATTGCTGGTGGTGCTGCAGGTCTTGCTGGTGCTGCAGTTGGTATGTTAGGAAGTGCATTAGGATTGCTTCTTGGACCTGTTGGTTTAATAGCAGCAGCTCTTATTGGAACTGGGGTTGTCGCATATAAAGCATATCAAAAAGCAACTGAAGACAGTATCGCTTCAGTAGATCGTTTTGCTACCAATACAGAGGGGAAAGTAAGTTCTTCCACAAAGAAAGTTCTTGGTGAGTATTTCAAGCTGTCTGATGGCATTAGACAAAAGTTAACTGAAATTAGATTGAACCATGAAGTGATAACAGAAGAGCAGTCACAAAAATTAATAGGTCAATATGATAAGTTAGCTAATACAATTATTGAAAAAACTAATACAAGACAGCAAAAAGAAATTGAAGGACTTAAAAAATTCTTTGCTGATTCATATGTATTGACCGCTGAAGAAGAGAACAAACGAATCGAACAGTTAAATCAACATTATGAACAAGAAAAGCTAAAAACACAGGAAAAGGAAAATAAAATTAAAGAAATTTTACAAACAGCAGCTAGAGAAAATAGAGAATTAACGACCTCCGAACGCATCTCTTTACAAGCATTGCAGGATGAAATGGACAGAGTTGCTGTAGAGCATATGTCTAAAAATCAAATGGAGCAAAAAGTTATTCTTGAAAATATGCGCGTACAGGCCAGTGAGATTTCAGCTAGACAGGCAGCAGAAGTTGTAGAGAATAGCGCTAAAGCAAGGGATAAAGTGATTGAAGATGCGAAAAAGACCCGTGATGAAAAAATTGCTGAGGCGATTCGTCAACGTGATGAAAATAAAACCATTACAGCAGATGAAGCGAATGCAATCATCGCTGAGGCGAAACGTCAGTATGACAGTACAGTGTCTACAGCTAAAGACAAACATAGAGAAATTGTAGATGAAGCTAAATCACAAGCTGGTGAACATGTGAATCAAGTAGATTGGGAAACTGGTCAAGTGAAGTCGAAATACCAGGTTATGAAAGATGATGTTGTTCGAAAAATGAAAGAAATGTGGTCAGATGTTACCAACAAATATGAGGATATGAAAACATCGGCAAACAGTAAGGTGGAAGAAATAAAAAATACAGTTTCAAAGAAATTTGAAGAAAAGAAAAAAATTGTTACAGATAAAATGGAAGAAATAAAACGTGGCATTGAAGATAAGTGGAATACAGTTGAAAAATTTTTCAAATCTATAAATTTACGTTCCATTGGTAAGTCAATTATAGAGGGCCTTGAAAAAGGCTTAGATGATGCTACAGGCGGCTTATATAGTAAAGCGAAAAGCATAGCTGGAGAGATTAAAAATACAATTGCGGGAGCATTAGATATAAACAGTCCATCAAAAGTTATGATTCCTTTAGGAAGTGCCGTTCCAGAAGGTCTTGGGGTTGGTATAGATAAAGGGAAAGTATTTGTAGTAGACGCTGCGAAACGAGTCGTAGGTGCCTTGAATTATCAAATGAGCAACATTGGATCAGCATTTTCAGGTATGGCGTCCGATGGCTTACGTAAAATTTCAGAAAGTGATATATTCCAATTTAATGGGGATGATCCGCTATCGAAATATTTTAATGCTATTTTTGTAGATGGAGATTATCTAAATGATTGGCTTACACATATACCAGAAAGTATGCATGACGTTGTGAAAGAAATCGGACGTCAAATGGAACGATTTGAAGGTCTTTCAATTAATGAGGTTAGAAGCTTCCCTAGATGGAGAGAAGTTTTATCAGATAACCCAGGAGAAGTTTGGTATAGACCATTAGAATCACCTGAGCAACGTAGTTATGCGAATCAAATTGAAAAAGAACTAAATCTCACTTTGAATATGACCAATGTTTTAGATGGAAAAGAGTTAGCAAATGGAAGTTACACTTATACTACAAAGCTTCAAGATCGTGAACAAAAAAGAAGAGCGGAATTTTAAGGGTGGTGAACATGTTGGGGAAACTCAGTTTTACTTTTAATAAGATTAAAAAAGATTATGTTCAAATGCTAGTTGGAAGAAAACGCCCTTCCTGGGCTCCAGTTAAAAGGAATTTAGTAAGAGTCCCTCATCATGCAGGGGCTCTTTTTCTTAATACAGAAACGGAGGAACGTCGTATTGATGTTCCTCTTGTAATTAAAGCGAAAAAAGATATGGCTGATTTACAAAAGGTAAAAGAAGACTTAGCGGATTGGCTTTATACAGAGCAACCTGCTGAACTTGTTTTTGATGATGAATTAGATAGGACTTATCTAGCATTAATCGATGGTTCTGTTGACTTGGATGAAATAATTAATAGAGGTAAAGGCGTTATTACTTTTGTTTGTCCAATGCCATATAAATTAGGAAAACAAAATACTCACACGTTCTCTCAAAAAGGTGATACTGAAGTTACAACTTCTTTTATTAATCAAGGGAATATAGAAGCACCTCCAATTATTGAAATCGAAGCACAGAAACCAAGTACATTTTTAGATGTTTGGTTTGGTGAGTCCCCTTATAATCGCGATTACTTTAGAATCGGTTATCCTTTAAAAACAGAGCAACTACCTGTAGAGAGAAATCAAAGGCTGATATGGGATGAAATGACTACCACTGTTGGGTGGAGTAAAGTAAGTTCAATGGAAGATGGCAACCCAGTCGGTGAAATGAAATCAGACGGTTATCAATTTTATTGCTCTAATTATGGTACAGGGACAGGAAAAGGATGGAATGGTGCAGCTGTTAAAAAAAATATACCTAATGGGCCAGTGCAAGATTTTATTATGCAGGCTTATGTTACATGTAAAAGTAAACGTATCAATGAGATGGGGCGAGTGGAAATAGCGATATTAGATGAAAACAGTAAAGTGCTTTCGAAAATAGCTATGACTGATGTATTTTGGCAAGCTGAACAAAACTTCGGAACAATGGTAATCGGTTATGATAATAAACCAGGAAGAAGAAGTTTAATTCATGAAAGTGGAGATTATCCAAACACTTGGAACCAGTATCAAGGGCGATTGTGGATAGCTAGAACAGGAAATGTATGGGAAGCGTATATTTCGAAATTCCTCCCGGGGACGGAAAAAGATGATTCTGAACGATTTGTGCGGTGGACGGATGAAAATAACTATCACATGGAAAAAGCGGCGCAAATTCAAATCAGTATTATGCAATGGCAAGATGTTCCGCCCGTAGAAGCGATGTCAGTTAGTGATTTAAAGTTTTGGAAAGTAAATTTAAATACCAAAAACGATCCGCCTTACATTTTTGATGCAAGAGACAAAATTATTATTGATACAGAAAAAAGTCTTGTAACAATTAACGGTAAGAATGCAATTAATTTAAAAGACATTTTTAGTAATTTTCCAACTGTAATACGTGGCGAAAATTTAATCGAAATAATGCCACCAGATGTTAAAGCGACCGTTAGTTATAGGGAGAGATATAGATGAGAACACCAAGCGGCATTTTGCATGTTGTGGATTTTAAAACAGATCAAATCGTTGCAGCTATTCAGCCGCAGGACTATTGGGATGATAAAAGGCATTGGGAAATCAAAAACAATGTTGATATGTTGGATTTTACTGTTTTTGATGGAACAACTCATTCGGCTACGTTACAACAACAAAATCTTGTTTTAAAAGAAGTTCGCGACGGAAGAATTGTACCATATGTTATTACAGAAGTTGAGAAGAATTCTGATAAACGATCCATTACTACATATGCTTCAGGAGCTTGGGTTCAAATTGCTAAGTCAGGAATTATAAAACCGCAACGAATAGAAGGTAAAACGGTAAACGAATTTATTGATATGGCCCTAGTAGGAATGAAATGGAAACGTGGGAAATCGGATTATGCGGGATTCCACACTATGACCATTGATGAATTTATTGATCCCCTAACATTTTTAAAGAAAATAGCTTCTTTATTCAAATTAGAAATTCAGTACCGTGTTGAGATTCAAGGGTCACAAATAATTGGATGGTATGTTGATATGATTCAAAGACGTGGTCGAGACACTGGGAAAGAAATAGAGTTGGGTAAAGATTTGATAGGCGTTACACGTACGGAACATTCAAGAGATATTTGTACAGCACTAGTCGGATTTGTGAAAGGCGAAGGCGATACCGTAATTACAATTGAAAGTATCAATAGGGGACTTCCCTATATTGTTGATAATGATGCATTTCAACGATGGAATGAACGTGGTAAACATAAATTTGGTTTTTATACACCAGAAACAGAAGAATTAGACATGACTCCAAAACGTTTAATGACGTTAATGGAAATAGAATTAAAAAAACGTGTCAATTCTTCAGTTTCTTACGAAGTAGAAGCACAATCGATCGGACGTATTTTCGGACTAGCACATGAACTAATTAACGAGGGCGATACTATCCGAATCAAGGATACAGGCTTCACGCCTAAGTTATACCTTGAAGCACGGGTAATTGCTGGTGATGAATCTTTTACGGATCCTACACAAGATAAATATGTGTTTGGTGATTATCGCGAAATTACTGATCCAAATGAAGAACTACGAAAAATATATAATCGTATTCTTAGTTCACTAGGAAGTAAGCAAGAACTGATAGATCAGTTAGATGAATTAGTGAAAGATGCAAATGAAACAGCTAGTAATGCTAAGAAAGAATCCGAAGCAGCGAAAACACTGGCTGAAAAAGTTCAAGAGAATCTTAAAAATAACACGGTAGAAATCATTGAAGCTAAAAATCCACCAACAACAGGACTTAAACCTTATAAAACACTTTGGCGTGATATTAGTAATGGGAAGCCTGGTATTTTAAAAATATGGACAGGTGCAGCGTGGGAATCGGTTGTTCCTGATCCAGAAACTATCAAGGAAGAGGCACTAGCGCAGGTTAATAAGGATATCGAATCTACAAAAACAGAATTAAACAAAAAGGTTCAAGAAGCACAAAATCAAGCTACAGGACAATTCAACGAAGTACAGGAAGGGTTACAAGGTGTCAGTCGTACAATTTCTAATATCGAAAATAAACAAGGTGAAATCAATAAAAAAGTAACTCAGTTTGAACAAGATTCTAATGGATTTAAAACTTCTATTGAATCGTTAACAAAAAAAGATACTGATATCAGCAATAAATTAAATACAGTCGAACAAACTGTAGAAGGTACAAAGAAAACTATTTCTGATGTGCAGCAAACAACAAGTGACCTAAAGAAAACAACTACTGAAATAGAAGAAAAAGCTGGGAAAATCAGCGAGAAGTTAACGAGTGTAGAAACAAAGGTTAATAGTGATAAAGCTGGCGGACGTAACCTTTTATTAAAATCAAATGTTAAATATGAAAAAACAGACTATCTAATCAATCAATATTCTCTAACTGAAAATTTTTTTGCGGGTGAGGAATATACCTTTGTAATTAAAGGGAGTGTCCCACAAGGGCAGAAATTTGGAATTTGGCAGAATGGCGGGTCTAGCAATGTTGGATATGCAACAAGTGTTTATGCGAATGGAATAACTTATGTAACTTTTAAAGCTGTTGCGGCTACAAATGGAAATGAACGAAAGTTAAGCTTATATAACTATCCGAGTAGTACTACGAAATCTATTGTGGAATGGGTCGCCTTGTATAAAGGGAATAAGCCACAGGATTGGACAGCACCGCCTGAAGAACAGGTAACAGCGGATGAGTTCACTCAGAAAACAACTGAAATTGCAAAAAGCGTGGATGGAATTAAAGAAACAATTACAAAAGTAGAAAACAATCAAAGTGGATTTGATAAGCGTGTTGCTACTGTAGAAAAAGATGCAACTACCATTAAACAAAATGTCTCTTTAATACAAAATACGCAGACAGAACAAGGAAAACAATTACAAGAGGCGAAAGCTGGTTGGGAAAATACTGCGAAAGCACTTGAAGGTAAAGTCGAACTAAAACAAGTACAAGATTATGTTGCTGGGTTCAAGATTCCAGAGTTGAAGCAAACAGTTAATCAGAATAAACAAGATTTATTAGATGAATTAGCCAACAAGCTTGCAACTGAACAATTTAACCAGAAGATGACTTTAATTGATAACCGTTTCACTATCAATGAGCTGGGGATCAATGCTGCAGCAAAAAAGACAGAAGTATATACAATAGAGCAAGCAAATGGACAATTTGCAAAAGATTCTTATGTAAGAGATATGGAAACCCGTCTTCAGTTAACGGAAAAAGGCGTTAGTATATCTGTAAAAGAAAATGATGTAATTGCAGCCTTCAATATGAGTAAAGAAAACATTACTTTGAATGCGAACAGAATTAACTTAGTAGGTTTTATTACAGCGAATCATATCAAAGGAAAAGTTTTAGAAGGAGTAACACTTAAAACGAGTGGAAACAGATTTGTTGAAATAAATAAGCAAGACATGAAGATTTTCGATGCAGATAAGCCACGTGGCTATATAGGATTTATGGAAACAAATGATGGAAGTATTCAACCTTCACTCGTCCTTGGTTCTGACAATATTAAATACAGGGGTACAGGATCGTTTTATATTTATCAAGTCATGCCGCGAATTAATGGAGTCGATCAACCTTCTAAAGCATATGCAAAATTTGGGATTTCTAAAGGAGAAAATGCAGAAGGAACTAATATTTGGTCAAACTATATTCAAATGCATAATGATGGTGGACATCTGAGCGTATATTCAGATGGACAATTTCGTTTTCAAAACTTGAATAATATTATTTTTGAATCTGAAGGATGGGCTCCAGGATATGGTTACTTCTCTGTAACTACAACTGAGCCGCATATTTTTACAAATAACGCGGGGCAGTTTACTTTCAAAAGAAAAGGCAGTGACTATAAAATACATTTCGTAAACGGCGCCACCGATCATGATTTAATCATGGGTAATGCAATGATAAGGTCAAGTTTTGTACAAGGTTATAACAATGGCTTGCAGATTAAAGATATGATGGGTCAAGGATGGAAAGATATAGAATTAAGAACACTGCGAGCTAAAGAAAATATATCTGCTACAGGGCGTATGTGGGCGCAAGAATTTATCCCTAATTCTTCTCGTACGCTTAAAACGGACATAGAAGACCTTCCATTCTCTGCTTTAGATAAAATCAACTCTGTAAACATCAAACAGTATCACTTTATAAGAGATGTTGAACGCTTCGAGTCAGGGGAGTCTATTATACTTCCAATTAATTACGGTATGATTGCGGAGGACTCTGACGATGTATTCACCACACCACAGAAAGACGCTGTAACACTTTATAGCACGGTTTCAATTTCTATTCAAGCAATACAAGAAGTTGACTTTAAAGTTAAAAATCTTCAATTTGACCACGGTATGTGGAAGCAGGAAGTTGACAATCTTAAAGAACAACTTGAAACAGAAAAACTTGAGAAAGTTTCAATGAAAGCTGAAATTGATGAATTAAAGGTATTAGTGCAACAATTACTAAACAAATAAAACGAAAAGAGAGTGAATTATTATGGCTAAATTTTTCAAACCGGTATTTGATGAATTAACAATCGATCATGGTTCTGATATCTTATTAGAGGAGAATCATATGATTATCAATATCAATGCTGATAGAGTTCGAGAACAATTAAATTATGATGAATCATTAATGGTTTCTGAATTTCCATTGTTTAAACTTCCGGAAGATTTAATAAACGAGTTAACTACATTAGGAAAACAAGCGTTTCCACATACTACACATTCAAATGTGAAAGGATGGTTTAAAATGCGACCGGATTTTGGGAGCGATGTAGTAAATTATGCATTTCAAATGTTATCCGGATATGATGTGTTTGACGGTAAGGAAATGAAGTGGAAGTGTATAGAAAAAGCTTTTGGTGGATTAGAAACGAAACACAAAGTATTACAAAGAGCAACCTATGTAATTGTTTTAAAAGATGTAACGGAAGTGGTCAACTAATATAACGAACTGTCATACTAAAACAAAAGTTAGATGAACGATAAATAAAAAACGAATCAGTAAGAAAAGCGAATTACAGCTTTAGAAGAGTTATTACAACAATTAATAAATAAGAAACCAGAGCAGCCATAAGCTGTTTTTTATTTTGCACAAAATACGGCTTTTGTATGGAGATTCCTACGATGTATTCACCATGAATAAGGTTGTCTCATATCATATAAAGATTGCTTTATTAAGATGATAAAAGGATGTGAATGTATTGGAAGATGTATATGTAAAAATCGATAGTTTAAAAGCAGAACAAAAAGAAATTATGCGTGATATTCGTAATTTAGAAACTCGCACAACAATTAATGAGAAAGACATCGCTACAATTAATAAGCAATTAGAAAAGATTAGTATGAATACAACTTGGATTTTACGAATTATTATTAGCGCAATCACAATGTCGGTTTTGGGTTTAATATTAAAAGGAATGATATAAAACCTTAAAATAAAAGTACTTATTGAAAGAGGGACAAGCGTCTCTCTTTTTTATTATAAATAAGGAGTGAAAAGATGGATCGTATTGATGTATTAATGAAAACATTTGTAGCAGCCTTCGGTGGTTTTTGCGGATACTTTCTGGGAGGATGGGATACAACATTGAAAGTTCTAGTTATCATGGCAGCTATCGACTATTTAACAGGAGTATGCGCAGCAGGATATAACGGAGAGTTGAAAAGTAAAGTTGGTTTTAAGGGCATCGCTAAAAAGGTGGTGCTTTTTCTTTTGGTTGGAGTGGCGACTCAGTTAGATACAGCACTTGGAAGCAATAGTGCTATTCGTGAAGCGACAATTTTCTTCTTCATGGGTAACGAATTACTTTCACTTTTAGAAAATGCTGGACGAATGGGTATTCCACTTCCACACGCCTTAACAAATGCAGTTGAGATTTTAGGTGGCAAACAAAAACAAGAAGATAGAAAAGGAGATGTTAAGTAATGGGACATATTATTGATATTTCAAAATGGAATGCTGACATTAACTGGCCTATAGCAAAGCAATACATTGATTTCATCATCGCTCGTGTACAAGATGGTTCAAATTATGTAGATCCATTGTATAAAGGATATGTACAAGCCATGAAGCAACATGGTATTCCTTTTGGTAACTATGCATTCTGTCGTTTCGTTTCAGAAAATGATGCAAGAATAGAAGCTCGTGATCTCTGGAACCGCGGAGACAAGAACGCGACAGTCTGGGTTGCGGATGTTGAAGTAAAAACAATGAATGATATGAGAGCGGGCACACAAGCATTTATTGATGAACTACACAGATTAGGTGCTCAGAAAGTTGGTTTATACGTTGGTCATCATATGTACGCTCCGTTTGGTATGGAAAATGTAAAATCTGACTTTGTGTGGATCCCTCGTTATGGCGGTAACAAGCCAGCTTATCCATGCGATATTTGGCAATACACAGAGACAGGTAATGTACCTGGTATCGGTAAGTGTGATTTGAACCAATTGATTGGCAGTAAACCGTTATCTTGGTTTACAGGAGAGGAACAAACAGAACAATCTGTTGCTAATGGTGGCTATCAATACGTTAAATCTGGTGGGTTTGGCATTTCACTGGTTCGGGAAGTCCTAAATGCTATGAATGAGCTTGGAACAAAAGGGAAGGTTGTCTCTGATCCATTAACTGGTTTAGCGTACTTACAAACTGAAGTACTACCTAATGGCGAGCTTGATAAGATTACAGCTTGGATGGATGAAAGAAACTGGTGGTACGAGTACATTAACAAATAAACATTGAAAGCTATCCTGTTGGGTGGCTTCTTTTAATTTATATTTACTAATTCATCATATCTAAACTGAGTATTTAAACCGAAAGCATCCGTGCAATATAAAGAACACGATTTAAAAGGAAAAACTTACTACATTACGACTTATAACGTCTATATTTCTATAAAATAAAAAAAGGCCAGCTTATAGGCTGGCTCTTTTTTATGGATGATATACTCCCTGAGCGTAATGATAAACTGTTTTTTCATTTGCTTTTGAAATCGGATTAGTTTTGTTAGGACCATTGTAATAGCCAAGAGTCACAATATCGTAGTAGTGTGTTGATTTTGAAGCCCAGAAAGAATAATTCCCCTTACCACTAGGCATTTCCACTGAACCTTCAAATGCACCATTTGCTCCTACAGTACATAAAATATCTTTTTTAGCAAAATTTAGTGCGCCATCGAAGTAAATGTAAAAAGTTGTACCAGCAGGTACTGCTTGTCCATTTGCGTCATATGCATATCCTTTGAATGTTGTGTTTTTATATGCATAAACTCGATACTTTTTACCTTGACCATAGTCGATATACTCATTGTTTCCAATGTTAGTAATTTGCACTTTGTCGACAAGTGGCGTGTTTTCAGCTGCACTTGCATTATTGCTTGGTAAAAGAAAGCCAAATACTACTAATCCAATTAGCATAAGTGAAGTTAAAATTTTCTTCAT